ATTTAATATTCACTGGTAAAATTTGGTCAGCCAAGAATGGCGAAGCCAGATATACTGGAGTAAATCAACATAATAAACACTTACATATTTCCATCAAAGATAACTGCGGTAATGATACATCACCTTGGTTTCCTTGGCTGGGAAAAGTAACAACACTCAACAAGGTGAAGGCCTCAGTCAAGCCGTTGCCAAAAAAGGAGAACAAATGAAAGACTTAATTGCTAAGTTAAAAGACCCTAAGACAAAGGCTGCTTTTAAATCATATCTACGTGCAGTATTGGCGTCAGCAATCACTATGGGATTAGCACTTGCTGCCGACCTTGCACCTGAGCAAGCAATCTTAATTGGCGCATTGGCTGCTCCATTGGCTAAATGGGCTGATAAGACTGAAAAAGAATACGGTATTGGCTCTAATTAAATACCCCTAATCGGGCTTTAAACGCCCTTTAGAGACACGAAAACCCCCAACTTGAGGTACTTACCTCAGGAAGGGGGTTCTTTTGTCGTTTTAAGGTTTATTCTTCTTCTAGGTCTAGTTCATCCCACTCTTGCACCAATAGGCTAATTGCCTTGTGATGTTGCCTAGTTCTGTACTCATCGATTATAGTTGAGATTAGATTTACTGTTAGAGTTCCTAGGGTTGCTCCAAAAAACACAGCCCAAAATGTATCATTTATAGCGGTTGACATAGTACTCCTTAGAGATATATAATTATATATTACATTATATATATTAATAAACCCCTTCGGGGTTATATTATATATTAATAACAATTATACACAAGCAATTGAATCTTGTCAATCGCATATTAAACAAAGCGGTTGACAGATTACCAATCCAAAGGTTATACTTCAGCAATGTCAATTGAATTAGAAGAATACGTTTTACCTGAGCATATATCCTATAGTGCTTTCAGCACTTACCTAACCTGTGGATATCAATATTACTTAGGACGACTCCTTGAGAAGAAAGAGGAGCCATCCGTATGGTCAGTTGGAGGGTCAGCCTTCCACTTGGCTACTGAGATGTACGATAGGGAAAACCTATGATTCAAGAACTATGGGAAAAAGCATGGGCTAAAGAATCTGAAGGTATAGACTTAACCAATGCAAGAATTGGTGGTCGTTCTACTAAGGCTAATCCAAATAAAGAAGATATTAATTTCTGGCATACATCTGGACCAATGTGGGTTGAGCAATACATTGCTTGGCGTAAAGCAAATCCTAATTGGAAGATTTGGACAACTCCAGATGGAAGACCCGCAATTGAATTAGAATTAATACCAGTAGTGGCAGATGTTCCAATCAAGATGGTCATCGATAGAGTATTTGAGGTTAATGGACAACTTGTGATTGTAGACCTCAAAACATCACAAAATACTCCAAGCAGTACATTGCAACTTGGATTCTACAAACTAGGAATTGAACAAACTTTAGGTGTAGAAATTAAGTGGGGTAACTATTACATGTCGAGAGGTAGCAATACTGTAGACATGGTTGATTTGTCAGATTACACGTTTGACAAGATGGAGTACCTTGTTAAACAGTTTGACAAAGCACGCAAGGCAGGTATATTCTTGCCCAACACAAACTCTTGTCAATACATGTGCGGACTGACCGCTCATTGTCAATTCTCGACAAAGAAGGAGAAATAAATGGCAGAAGACTGGAAGTTACAAGTATCATATAAAACCCCTGGCGGGGATATGATTAACGTCAGAGCAAATACTGCTGACGAATTAAGTGTTTTACTAGAAGGCATTGGGGATTACTCGACTCAAATTGCTGCAGTAGGAAAGTTGGTGGTGGGTGCGAGTAACTCCGCCCCTTTATCGACGCCAACTACCACTACAAGCACAAGGCCTCCGCAGTCCTCAGTTCCACCCCAGGCATCGGCTCCATCAGGTGGCTCAGCAGGACCGACATGTCAACACGGAGCGAGGAAGTTCAAGTCGGGAATCTCAAGCAAGACGGGAAATCCGTACTCGATGTGGGTCTGTCCAATGCCTCAGGGCGCAGACCAATGCAAGCCAGTCAATTAACAGAAGAACAATTTCCGTTTTAACAAATAGGTAGGGGGATAGATGCGTACACTTGTCAGGTCTGTAGGTCGTGCTTCTATTGGCGGGGAACCTCTACCTAGTTGTTTTAAGGCTTTTGAATCATCAAAGATTATCATACGTCGGTCAGAAGTATCGATGTTTGCTGGCGCTCCTGGGGCAGGTAAATCAACACTTGCCCTAGCGATTGCATTAAAGACTAATGTACCAACCCTGTATATATCTGCCGATACTAATGCACATACAATGGCTATGCGATTAGCATCAATGATATCAGGTAAGAGCCAAACAGATGTAGAAGCAAAACTTAATAATGATATTGGTTGGACTAGGGCTGTCTTGCAAAAGGGTAGCCATATCGTATGGTCATTTGAATCATCACCAACCTTACAAGATATTGATGAAGAAGTACAAGCATTTGAAGAACTATGGGGCTGTGCTCCAACACTTATAATTTTAGATAACTTAATGGATGTAGCCACAGATGGTGGCGAAGAATTTGCCTCAATGAGAGCAATTATGAAGGAGTTGAAGTACCTTGCAAGAGCGACCAATGCAGCGATTGTTGTCTTACATCACACGTCGGAAGCAGTCCTCGGAACACCATGTCAACCAAGAAGTGCAATCCAAGGAAAAGTCTCACAACTTCCAGCCCTTATCTGTACCCTCGGGACCGTTGGAACATCTATGGGTGTGGCTTCAGTCAAGAACAGATATGGAAGAGCGGACGCAGGAGGAACGCTTTTAACTTGGTTAGCATTCAATCCTGAATATATGTATGTAGAAGACATACCTGAGAATTCATGACAACTAGAAAAAGCCATAAGGCTAGAGGAGCAAACTTTGAAACAGATATTCGTGATTGGTTTCGTGCTAATGGCTATGATGCTGAGCGCCTTGCTCGTACTGGAGCGAAGGATGAGGGCGACATTGCAATCAGGTCGGACTTCCTTGGATATGTTGGAGTCATTGAAGCAAAAGCGCCAGGCCAATCAGGTCGCATTGACCTTCCTGGTTGGACAAGGGAGGCTCAACTTGAAGCGACGCATTATGCTGAAGCAAGAGGAATCAAAAGAGAAGCAGTAATGCCAGCAGTAGTTATTAAAGCAAGAGGTAAAGGCATAGCAGATGCCTACTTAGTATTAAGGTTGGGCGATGTATTTGGTGGATGATTTACCTGATATAGTAGCAGTACTACAGCACTATGGTGCTATTGTACGGCGAACTAGCGGACAAGTAAATATCAAATGCCCATTCCATGATGACACACACAGTTCAGCAAGTTTTAATACGAGAGAAAATATTTTTAATTGCTTCGCATGTGGTATGCAAGGCAACAGTTTGCAGATTATAGCCAAGCAAGAGAGGGTTGACATACGTGAAGCAAAGTCTATCGCAGAAGGAATTACTGGGCAAAGCGGTAACCAAGTACGGGGAAAGCATTTATCTGGCGGAAGATTACCTAGCAAGCAGGGGAATAACAAAGGAAGTAGCACGTCTGGCTCGATTCGGCGTAGTAGAGGAGCCTGAGATTGGACACGAACAATTCCAAGGACGATTATCCATACCGTATATTACCAAAAGTGGTGTTGTCGATTTGCGTTTTCGTGCTCTTCATCCTGCTGTTGAACCTAAGTACATGGGAATGACAGGTGCAGAAACTAAGATGTTTAATGTATTAGATATTGAGAAGGCTGGAGATTGGATTGGAGTATGCGAAGGTGAACTTGATACAATTACTTTATCAGGGTGCGTGGGTATACCTTGCGTCGGTGTTCCTGGTGCTAATAGTTGGAAGAAACATTATACAAGATTACTCGCAGACTTTGAACGCATCTTCGTTTTCGCAGATGGAGACCAACCAGGAAAAGAATTTGCTGCAAGTCTTGCCAGGGAATTGCCAGTCACAGTTGTGCAATTGCCAGACGGAGAAGATGTGAACTCAGTATATGTTAAGTATGGGGCGGACTACATACGGGAGAGAGCAGGACTAAATGAAATTTAAGAAGATACCTAAATGTAAATTATGTGGTCAAGAATTTGATAATATATTTGAAGCGACAGACCACTTGCTAGATGATGCTGGGGAAGAAGAGTTTGACCCTAAGTTAATACTACCTAATGGGTATACATTGATGATAGGTTCGTTGTTGAGATGTATATACAGATATGCTGATAGTCCAGAGGAAGTCAAAGGTATAACCCAATCTACCTACGCTACACTTTATGCAGCCGAAAAAAATCCTGGGCAAATGAAACACTTCATTGAAGACATGATAGTACATGAACATATGACTAATTTTGACAATGACCTACTCGAACTATTAGCAGAAGAGACTAACAACAATGAAGAAGATGGAGAGTGAAGAAGCATGGCAGATTATAACCCACTTGGAAAATCAAGGTTTCCATATAACCAAGAAGACAATAGAGAAGAAATCATTGGTATTAGTAATAGAGATACCTCTTTTGAGTATGAAGTAGGTGCCGCATTTCAAGAACTATTAGACCTACTCTTATCTAAACATAAAGATTACGGCCCAAAAAATATATCCGATGCGCCAGGTGGTGCAATCAACGGACTCAGGGTTCGTATGCATGATAAGTTAGCACGCATCAATAACTTATATGACAATAAGAATAATCCTAAGCATGAATCTTTTGAGGATTCTTTCAAGGACATGGCTAACTACGCAATCATAGGATTGCTAGTACTGAGAGGAAAGTGGGACCAATGAACTTAACTAAAGGTGAAAAAGAACGTGAAGATTTTATGGAGTGGAATATGGACCGTGACATAGAAGATTCTCAATTCGGTATGGCATTTAGTTTGTGGCAAATTAATAAAAACCTAGAAAAATTAATTAAAACAATCAAGGAGAAAGCGTGAAAATATTTGGACCTTACAAAGGCAGTAAACAAAATGGTGGTCGTCCTATTTATGTCATCAAGCGTAAGAAAAAAGATGGCACAACTGAGACTACATCTACAAACAAAGCCCGCTTAGACTATAAGAAGGCTACTGGCAAGAAGTTAAAACGCAACCAAGAAGTAGACCATAAAGATAATGGTGGGCGTAAAGGTAATGATAAAATATCTAACTTGCGTGTATTATCTAAGAAAAAGAACGTTGGATTAGAGAACAAGAGACGAGCCAAGAAGAAGTGAAATTTGCGTATGCTGACCCACCATATTTAGGTATGGGTAAAAAATATTCTTCTCTTCATGATGAAGCGGAGATATGGGATGACCCTAAATCTCATACTCAATTAGTTGAAAGATTAACTGATGAGTATCCTGATGGGTGGGCAGTATCGCTATCAGCACCTTCACTAAAACTATATTTATCTGCATGTCCAGATGATGTAAGAGTAGCAATTTGGACTAAAACATTCCATCAAATAAGGGTAAATGTAGCCATACAATATGCTTGGGAGCCTGTAATATGGCGTGGTGGGCGTAAAGAAACACCAGTTAAACCAATGATTAGAGACTGGCATTCAGGTAGAATCGCCATGAAGAAAAACTTTTATGGAGCCAAGCCATTAGATTTTAATACTTGGATATTAAATTTATTACAGTATAAAAAGGGAGACACTTTAGATGACTTGTTTCCTGGCAGTAATAGTATGTCAGAAGCAGTTAAACTAATAGAGGAAGTAGCCTAATGAAAACTATTGTGTGTATCTCAGACCTTCAAGTACCTTATCACGATGCAGAAGCCGTTAAGGCAATTGCTAAGTTTATCAAGGCATATCAACCTGATACTGTAGTATCTTGTGGTGATGAAATGGATATGCAGACTATCAGTAAATGGAGTAAGGGCACCGAGTTAGAGTTTGAGCGTTCTATTGGACGTGATAGAGACACTACTCGTCAGGTTCTTTATGACTTAACTGTCGAGCATATGGTTCGCAGCAATCATACAGATAGATTATTTAATACAGTTGCAATGAGAGCGCCAGGATTACTTGGCTTACCTGAGTTGCAGTTAGAAAACTTCTTAGGACTTGATGAGTTAGAGATTAAGTATCACAAAGACCCTTATGAACTGGCTCCTGGCTGGTTGTTAATGCATGGTGATGAAGGCAATGTACAGCCTACTGCTGGTGCTACCGCACTTGGATTAGCCAAACGTTCAGGCATGTCAGTAGTGTGTGGGCACACGCATCGTATGGGTTTGACACATCATACTCAGACATATCGTGGCGGTAAACCTAAGACTATATGGGGTATGGAACTAGGCAACCTAATGAATTATGCTAACGCTAAGTATATTAAAGCAGGATTATTTACGTGGCAACAAGGATTCGGCATCCTTCATGTTGATGGCAAGACAGTTGTTCCTCAGTTAGTTCCTATTGTTAATAGGTCATTTACTGTAGAAGGAAAGACTTGGAAGTGGTAAATATGGACTGGGCTAGCATCGAGAAGTGGGACTACATTGTACAGGCAGTTGCCTCTGAGTACAGTAGGAAATATGAAATGGTTGAACTCGATGATATCAGGCAATCACTTTACCAATGGTTCGTCGAACATCCAAATAAATTAAAAGAGTGGGAAGCAATTGGTGAGAAGGACGCTAAGAATTTAATCTATCGTTCACTTCGTAATGATGCATTGGATTATTGTCAGCGTTGGAAAGCCAAATCATCAGGCTATGAAACATCGGATGTATTTTATTACGATGCTGTTATGATTGAGGCTTTATTACCAGCAGTAATTCGTGGTGAGATAGGTGTTACTCATAAGTTGAATCTTGGTGGTCCTGGTAAGCCACCTGCGCCTGCTGAAGGCGGTAATATGATGGTCATGATGATTGAAATAGACAAGGCGTACAATAAACTTAGTACAGAGGATAGGACCGTACTGTTTTATAAGTACGCCGAGTCTTTTGACTACAGCACTATCGCCACCGAGATGAATTTAGGTAGCGAAGATGCTGCTCGCATGCGTCACAATCGTGCTATAAAGAAATTAATTATTAGAGTTGGTGGCTTTAGACCTTGGTTAGACAACGATATTGCTGATAAACCCGCTCAAGAGCCAGACGAATTGGTAGAGCAACATGATGAATCCGATAACAATGAGCGGGAAGAAAACAGCGAAGACGGAACTGAATAACTCTTTCAGATTGGATACTCCTGTTCCATATAGTTTTTATACGCTTCCCCTGCTCTATCAAACTCTTCGTTCTTTACTCTAATATAATTTATTAACTGTGCTGGAGTAATAAGATGCCCCTTAGATTGATTAGGTGGCTGTTTATTCTCAATAGGTTTACCATAGTCCCTAACCACATTTATTAGATGGTCTCTTGGAACTATAATTACATTACCTTCAATTACGAAAGCCCAATGAGTAGCCTTGCTTACTGCTATTCCTGATGGCTCCCATTGTCCACTTCCTTGATAAAAACAAGACTCCTCTATAAATAAATTGCCTGTCTCTATCCAGCGTCTATCTGTCTTAACCTCTATAGTGTCCATACGAAGCAAATCAGCAAGTTTACTCTCACCCGCTTCGCCAGCACGTAAATCTAAATCCCAATCAGAGTTCTTTGACATCTTTTTTTAACTCCTCAATGTTATCACTTATTATACTCATTGAATGCATTATGCTAGCAATTAGTTCTTCTCTTAGTTGAGCATCTTCTTTTGATTCCATTTATCCTCCCGTTGAGTAGAAGCCAGTCCCGTTCAATTTGAATGGAACTGCATTGATTACTCTTGTTGTTGGTTTAGTACAGTATTGACAATTAGGTACTTCATCTCTTTTGTCAACATGCCTGTAATGGTCTTCTGATGTACTACAATCTTCACACTTATATTCATAGTTAGGCATCAATACCATCCATGTTTCTGCCAATATTTCCACGCCATACATGGAGTTCCATATCTGTGGGTAATATAAGCGAGTCCTCGGTCAATCTGAGTTGGTGGGTTTGTGTCGGGTGAAAGTCCTAGAATCTGTGGGATGCCACCAGCATTCTTACCCATTACTTTAATCTTATTATAGGCTTCAGGTCTCCAATTAGACTCCTTAGTCCATAATTTATCTAAGCATTCCCATTGATGCTCTTGCCATGCTACTAAACTATCTTTAGCATAGTTTTTGCTATCTACAACAGTCCATACTCTTGGAGTATCAACATGATTTATACTTATGCTTTGCATACCATAGATAGAGAATATGCCAATTAAAAGTAATAGCAAAAGTCTCTTCATACTTCACCGCCTTAGTAGTGGTTCCAGATTCCTGAATAAATCATACGCTCTCGCTGGTACAGCCCTACTTCTTGGTGGATAATGCTCTCGCTTTATCCCAGCAATTTCTAATCGTTCAGCAGCCATAAGTCCTCCCCATATACCAAATGGTAGATTACCCCAGCCTTCAATGCCTTTACGCATCTGCTCAGTCTTCATACCTTCAGCCAAACATTCTGTCTTGACAGGACATGAAGCACATAATTTTAACGCATAATTAGTCTGTTCCGCAACCGCTTTTAGAGCCTCGGGTGTTGGTCTACCTATGCCTGATGGCATCTCGGGAAACCACCAATCAGGGTTGGCATCTCCAGTACAATTACCATTTATCATTCGTCATCCTCCCACATGCGGTCAGGTAATCCACTATCATCATTTTCATCTACATCACTCTCATCTCCTTTGAGTGCGTAGTCATCACCCATTAGATACATTGGTTCACTCATACTATCCTCCTTAGTGTCTGAATTTCAGACAGTTAGTTATGTATTCCGTAATCCCAAAGGATTCTTCGTACGGCATTTATTAGTTCTGTTTGCAGGGCTTTAATTTCTTCATCGCCCATATCACCTACTTCAAATTTCCTAACTCTTGCTTCCCATATTACTTCTTGGTTTAGTTCCATTATCTCTCCAAGTCTGTTATACAATCAAGTACATACTCAAACTCAGGGCGGTCTGCCTCAGGTGGCGCAGATGTATCCCAAGCCATAGAATAGCCATCATTAGAATCCCAATGAAGCCTACCTGAGTACTGATTAGTTCCATCATTCATAATGATAGATTTAGTAAATCCAGTACTCATCTTTTCATCAGACGATATCATGTATGTATCCATTAGTTCAGTAATCGTGACTTCACCCGTCATCTTAGCCCCGCTTCTGTTAGTCGTTTATCTACTGTTATTGCTACTGTATCATAACTCTCAGCACCTTCTCCATCAGCACCTTCTAACCAAAGGATTCGGTTTTTGTAGCGTATCGAGGAGCCATTACCATACAGGCTCATTAGTAATGCACCAGCAGCATAATCGTATACATCTGCCATTACATCACCTCTTGGGTCATGAACTTTTACTTTTTTCATATCTATCCTTTTCTGTGTCTGATTTTCAGACACCTAGTTTTTGTAGTACCAGTCTAGCATTAGCAATTATAGCATCATCTCGCTCAGTAGTCAAATTGGCGATAGAGATTAACTCTATAATTGCTTTTCTGACTTCTTCTTTAGAAGCCAAAGTCATATTGTCCATTGTATACTCCCGTCGTTAGTTTGTGTTGGCTATCACTTTTCCAGCGGTCATACTCAGGCGACCAGCACATGCATCCATCATCTTTGACCATATTACAGTCAAAGCATGTAAAGCATGAATAACAATGATATGGATTACCATCATCCATAACTGGTTCACCGCAACCATAGCATATGTAATCATCCTCGGCATTATTGCCTATGTCTGAACCATCACTATAGTAATTAAAGTACTTGCTATAAGCACTAGGTTTGTAGCCATCATTAGACCACCAGTTGCCTTCGTTATCCCAATGACCTAAGTCCTCGTTGATAATATAGCAATCATACTCAGCATTAGGGTCTAAGGTAAAGACTGCTATCTTGCTACCAGCAGACCACTTCTCTATCATGCCATACAGATTAGGGTTATCTAATGCTGTAATGCCACCCATAGACGGCAGGATATCCTCAGCAAAGATGCGGGTATCGCTACGCTTATCGGTAGGCTCGATATGTACATCTAGAATACCATTGTGTGCTAAGTAAGTTAGGTCGCTACCACCCACTTTGAATGGATGACAGTTATCCTCATTCTTAACACCATGCGTAGCAAATCTAGCATGATACATGGCATAACTCTTTGGATATTTTTTGCGTACTTCTAGGAACTCTTTGATTACTTTCTTGGAGTTCATACCCTTGCCAGTAATAATCTTATCGCCAGCAAGTACAGCATAGCCAAAGCCATGCGGATTGTTGCAAGAAGCATTGTTCAAATCCTTCTTTTGTGGTGTGCTATTCGGAGAACTTACTACCAGCAGACACATGCTCTTTCCTTTCTATCCTAGTTAAAACTTCTGAATGGATTTTTATTCTTTCAATAAGAGATGGGTATAGGTCGGGCTTACTCTCTATGTACTGTCTGAATTTCAGACAGGATAGACCATCATCTCTAACTTCTCGGACACTCATAACCCTAGTGAACTCAACGCTGGCATGCGCCAAGTCAATAGCAGACTTAATGAATCTCGGATTCAAACTACCTCTAAAGATTCGCATCTCTAAAGTATTTCTATTATTAGTATTGACCGCAGAGTATCTATCAGAACCATGTCGGTCAAACTTATTCTTAAAGGACTTGCGTCCAGTTTCAGGGTCAAAGACATCATCAAACTTAGCCCAATGACTAGATGCCCTGCCAGCAAGAACCTCATAGAAATCCTTATTGTTATAGACTAACTGTAAGAATCTATGCTGGTGTGAACCACCATTAAACCCAGCACGAGAGATATGCACATGAAGCCCACAGGTTTTTGTACCCCATGCCATCATATTGTAATCACTCTTGAGTTTATTTATTGTATCCCATAGAGTTATAGCGTCGTTCATAAAATAACTATGAGACATTGGATGGGTCACTAACTCAAAGCCACACTCAAGCGAGCCATCAGATTTGAGATATGCCAAACGCTCAACCTCTAATCTACTAGCAAACTCGGCAGCAACTCTGCGTGTGCCATAATCTGTACCTCGGGCTTCTGTCTCAACTTCTATACCAAAGTATAGTCGTGTTTGTTCACCCTCAGAACTTTGAAATGCAGGGTCAGGACGATACGAATAGTCATGTATTATCCTACTATCAGCATCATCATCATGATTGTATTCGCAACCATTTATATAGGTGGCATCACATTCCTCGCAGTAAGTGGTGTTATTCTCATAACATCTCTCACACATGCAATCGCTAGTATCATCTGCACCAAAGGTATAGCCTGTGAAATAGTTATCGCACAAGTCGCACCAATGAGCATCATTACGAGTGCAATTTTGACACCATAATTCACCCTCTACATCATTGAATTCGTCATCACATGTAATGACATCTTCACATCTGATACACATTACCACGCAACTGTCGCAGACAGGGTCTCCGCTACTAGTAGTAGTGCCATCATCATCACCATTTAATTCAGTATCACAAGCAATACAACGCTTGAGTTCTACTTCATCAACAGTTTCCATCTCTATCCTTTCCGTCTGATTTTCAGACAGTTCTTGTTGAGTGAGATTAGTTTACACTAACTCCTTCTCTTTGTCAATTCTACGCTGGACACTATCGAGAATGATATTCACAATCTTGTCCCGCAAATCGTCAGCATACTTAGCACGAGCCTCGAAACCATGCCTTGTATTATGTATAGAGAATTGCCTAAGAGATTCCCTGACAGTTTCTAGTTCATCTCTAGTAAGTGTCAGGATAATCTCATTGGCATAATCTACATTACTTTTGGACACTTAACTCACGCAAAGCACGAGTAAGTTTAGCGTTTCTAATTGCAGTAGTGATTACCAGCGTGGTGCTAGTAGTCAGCGCAATAATAATCGCTATCGTATCTGTTATCTCGATGTACATAATTGCCTTTCGTTTAGTAAGTGTCTGAATCTCAGACACTCGTGCCCACTATGGGAATTGAACCCATAATAACACGCACCAGCGTGGGCTGTCCAGTTGCTATTCGTAGTCCGAGTCCGAAGCAACATCCTCAAGTAAATCATCAAGGTTAGTCATATCAACCTGAAAAATATCCTCGGTTGCCATAATCTCGGCTATTTCACTCTCGGTCATGAAGTCTAGCGCAATATCGTCAGGTGTCATAATGCTAACCCCATTACCCGCAGGTACTCAGGATTAGGCTTATTACGATTAGCCTGCTCTTGCTTATTGCGTTGCACTTCATTACTAGCATCTATCTTTTGCGCTAATTTGATTAACGCATTTTCTGCATTTTGGTCTAGCATTTGTTTATCCTAACTGTCTGATTTTCAGACACTAACTTAAGACAAGTTTTTCTTAAGTGGCTCTAGTATAACATAAGTGAGCCTCAATGTCAAGTTGAGGGTAGCCCTCGTCTGATTTTCAGACACCCTTTATTCAGCCCTCGTTTACGCCCTCGCAATTTGGTTTGTGTTGAAAAAATTGTTTGCCCCTGCCCGTCCTCGTCCTCGTCCTAAACCTAATAAAAGTTTGTGTTGGTTTGTGTCGGATTTTCCCCCCGCACTCGGGCGTGTCGGAAGTTGCAACGCACTCGGGCGTGTCTTAGCTAAAAAAAATAACCCCACCCCCGAAGGGGTGAGGCTATCTGCTCGGGATTAGTTAGGCGTTAACCTTAACCTGAGCCTTACTATTCTTGGAAATTGTGTGCCATCCTGAGGCGCAGGTGTCGGCTAGTTTTGCGTTTAAGACTTTTGCATCCGCCATGCTCAAGGTTGCAAAATACTTAAGCGTTAACTCGGCAAATGCATCAGGGGTAATTCCCTTCAAATCTGCCTCGGTTGCCTTCTCGGTTGCCTCGGCTTTTGTTGCCTCGGTTGCCTCGGCTTTTGAATCCTCGGCAGATTCTAGGCGGTCAATAAATCCCGCATAGGTTTTGATTCCCTCGATAAGAGAATCCACGCCCTCAACACCTGCCACCCGTTGCGCCCTCATTGATACTTTCAAAATGGTGGCGATAGGTTGCTCGGTTGCACCTTGCAATTCTTTCACCTTCAAGGCGGTACCGAATCCCTCAACCTGAGAGGATTTCACTACTGGGTGTTTACCTGCTTTTTCACCCTCTTTTATTGATGCTCGTGCGATTCTTACTGATGATTCGCCCTCACTCATTTTAGAATAAGTGCTTGAGATAAATCCCCAAATTGAGGCGGTGGATGTTGATACCAATTCCCTAAATCCATTAAGGATTGAAGAATCAACCACTACCGATTTAGTAGTGTTTTTCACTGCTTTTTCTGCTTTTTCTTTTTTCATTTTCTTTACCTATTTTCTACTGGTTAATTCGGACGATTAACTCAGTAAGAGAATTGAATCATTTTTCTAGGGGAATTGCAAACTCATTTTTCTAGTGTCGCCATCTTTTTTTTAGTGTCCGATTTTCAGACACTCAAAACGGACTAGCTAGACATTTCGGTCATATAGGACTAATTGTATCATATCGGTACAGATAGGGCAAATCGGACATTTACGCTTAGGAGATAGATTCGAACATTTGTTCGATTGTTTGTGTTGGGCGACACGCCCGACCTCGTTGTTGGTTGTCCACAGATTTTATATTGCTTGTGGATAACTCCGATTATTAAATCCCCCCTGTGGATAACTCTTGGGAGATAGTTCCATCCTGTGGATAAGTGTTAGCCTGTGGATAACTTTATCTCTTTGTGGATAAGTCGATTTGTCGACAATTTGACCCGAGGTGTGTTAATAAGCGAGCCAGACCCAGTTATAGTAACCCATAAAAAATTTCTGTTATATTATAGGGGGGATAATATATTTTACGCTCAGAATGAGCGTTATTATTACCTATCTGTTCGGTTTTAGTACTTTGAACAGGTTATCTATAGTATATATATAATATACGGAGTCGCTCCGTTTAAGACTCCGCTCCTCCTATAGAATATTAATTAATAATAATTATATTGGGGATAGTCTGCCCGTTTACAGGCACCGTTAAATCAGCGTTATTGGGGGCAACTGTGGGTCGTAAGCCAGGGGTACAAAACATCCCTAAAGATGCTGCCCAACTGCAAGTGCTAGAACTGCTATCTCAGGGTAGTACCGTAGTAGATGCTATGAAGGCTGTAGGACGCAACGACGTAACTTTCCGTCAATGGTCTATGGCAGACCCTGATTTCAAGGACAAAGCGGACAAAGCACGCCTTTCAGGCAAAGGTGTTAAAGCGGACTTAGCCAATCTTAAAGATATCCCATTTGAGGATTTCTCAGAGCAGTTCCTAGAGACTAAACTTTTTAACCACCACCTATCTTGGATAGATTTGGTAGAGGGTCGTGAACCAAGGTTCATCCATCCTGCTATGACTTATGAGCAAGCAGCAACCAACCGTGTACTTATCAACGTACCACCCGAGCATGCTAAGTCAACTGTACTTACCATCAACTACGTTACCTACCGTTTAGCAGTAGACCCTAACGTCAGAATCATTATTGTATCAAAGACGCAAGGTATGGCACGTAAGTTCCTATCTGCGATTAAGACAAGACTAAGCCATCCTAACTGGACAAAACTCCAAGTGTCCTTCGGACCTAATGGTGGCTATAAAGCAGATTCACCAACTTGGTCAGCCGACATGATTTACTTAGGCGCAGGACGTGACTCTGGTGAGAAGGACCCTACGGTACAAGCATTGGGATTCGGGTCTCAGATTTACGGCGCAAGAGCAGACCTGATTATCCTTGACGATGTGGTGATGAACGCAAACGCCCATGAGTGGGAGAAGCAAATTGAATGGCTTCAAAAAGAAGTTATCACCCGCCTAGGGCGGCACGGTAAACTGCTTATAGTAGGAACCCGTGTCGCACCTATAGACTTGTACAAAATGATACGTGACGGTGAACAATGGACTGGTGGCAAATCACCATTCACCTATATGGCTATGCCATCCGTACTAGAATTTGATGAAGACCCAAAGAACTGGAAAACACTTTGGCCCTGGACTGATAGGGCAGAAGGTGATGTAGATGAAGCAAATGAAGAAGGACTCTATCCCAAGTGGGACGGGCCTTCATTATTTACAAGACGTTCTGAAGTTGCGCCATCCGTTTGGGCAATGGTCTATCAACAAGAAGATGTCCAATCAGACTCTATCTTTGCGCCAGCAGCAGTTGCTGGATGTGTTAACGGTATGCGAAAGCGTGGACCGCTTAAACGAGATACAGCAGGGCACCCGAAGAATTTAGATTCAACCTATACTGTAATTGGTTTTGACCCAGCCGTATCTGGTAGGTCTGCTTTTGTAGCAGTTACCTATAACCGTGCTGATGGACGAGTATATGTTTTAGATTGCGTTAATATGGTTGACCCTACACCCCAGAAAGAAAATGCTCTTATTAAAGAGTGGGTGGAAAGATACAACCCACAAGAGTTTCGAGTAGAAATCAACGCCCACCAAAAGTACTATGCTATGGACTCTGAACTTAGAGAATACTTAGCATCTTACGGATGTCAACTTAACTCACACTTTACTGGTAAGAATAAGTGGGATGTTGGATTTGGTGTAGCATCTATGGCTAGCCTTTTTGGCACTATACATGACGGACGTTTTCAAGATAACAACATTTTAGAATTACCTTCTAATGAAGGTTCAGAGGGACTTAAAGCCCTAGTACAGCAATTGATTACTTGGAAGCCAGACACTAAGAATCCAACTGACTGTGTAATGGCATTATGGTTTGCTATTATTCGCATACGTGAGTTGATGCAGACATCAAGCAGAATTGGACAGTACCAAAATAACAGATGGGCAACTAGGGCGCAGAAAGCCCATAGAGGTTCACTTAATTTAGATGAAGCCTTTGCAGAGCAATGGCAAGAAAACTACGGTTAGGATATAAATGGCATTAACAATGGAGCAGGTAGCAGCACGAGTTCAATCTCTACGCTACCGTAATAGCGAGAGAGATGCTCGCAACTTAGATGTTCTTGCTGTTCGTAAAGGTAAGATTTCAGAAGTATATCCTGATTTCTTTCCAGAGGGTGTAGACGCAAATGTCGTTGCAAATTTTATTGATATTGTTGCCAGGGACCTTTCGGAGGTTATGGCGCCTCTTCCAGCGATTAACTGCTCAGCCGCTAATCAAATCAGTGACCGTGCTCGTACTTTTGCCGATAAGCGTACTCGTATTGCTAGTAATTATTTTCAACACTCTGACCTTGCAGTCCAAATGTACTCAGGAGCAGACTGGTATATAACCTACGGTTTTGTTCCGTTTATTATTGAATTAGACGAAGACGGAAAATTACCTCGCATTCGTATTGAGAACCCAGTTGGTTCGTATCCAGAGTTTGACCGATATGGTCGTTGCGTAGCATTTGCAAAAAGATACACATTAACACTTGGAGAATTGGTAAGCCAGTTTCCAGAGTATGACAGCCAACTTCTTGGTGGCCTAGGATATAAACAAGACCTAAATGGTCAGGTTGAAATGGTTCGTTATTATGACCAAGACCAATCAATTATTTATATTCCTGCAAAAGACAATTTAGTATTATCTCGAGTCAAGAATCCTCTTGGCAAGATGATGGTGGTTGTTGCACGTAAGCCGTCTATTGACAGCGAACTACGTGGACAATTCGATGACGTACTTGGAATTCAATTACTCCGCAACCGTTTCGCCTTATTGGCAATGGAAGCAGCGGAGAAATCAGTACAAGCACCGATTGTACTTCCTAGCGATGTACAAGAACTCCAGTTGGGTGGCGATGCGGTTATCCGTACTGCCAACCCAGCAGGTGTTCGACGTGTAGAACTTACACTACCACAAGGCGCATTCACCGAACAAACATTACTTAACCAAGAACTTAGAGTTGGTGCACGTTATCCAGAGGGACGTACTGGAAACATTGATGCATCTGTTGTTACAGGTCAAGGCGTACAAGCCCTTATGGGAGCCTTTGATACACAGGTTAAATCAGCACAAGCAATTTTTGCTGCAACACTTCGTGATGTTATTCGCCTATGTTTTGAAGTTGATGAAATTATTTATCCAGAAGAAAAGACCATTCGTGGTGTTGATTCTGGTTCACCATATGAAGTTACATATAAGCCAACCAAAGACATCAAGGGTGATTACTCAGCCGATGTTCGTTATGGCATGCTTGCTGGTCTTAATCCAGCCCAAGGACTTATTTTCATGTTACAGGCACTTGGAGGCAAGTTAATTTCTAAAGATATGGCTATGCGTGAGTTACCATTTACAGTTAATGTAAGTCAAGAAATTGAAAAAATTGAAATTGAAGATATGCGAGCAGCATTACTTGGTTCATTAAATGCTTACACGCAAGCAATTCCACAAATGGCTACACAGGGACAAGACGCATCTGAAGTTGTAAGAAAGATTGCTGCAGTAATTAAAGCACGCCAAAAGGGACAAGCGTTGGAAGATGCTATTGAGGCTACCTTTGCTCCACAGCAACAAGTTCCTCCTGCTGGTGCCCCCTCTCAGGTAGAGCAAACGTCCCCTGCTCCCGCTGGCGCTCCAGTAGGAGGTCCTCCTCAAGAAGCAGGAATGGCAGCACCTATGGCCCAACCGCCACAAGATGTAATGAGTTTAATATCCAGTATTGCTGGCACGGGAGAAGGAAACGCAAGCGTAAGAACTTCACGCAGAAGGTAACTAAGTAGGGGACAATGACAACAATAATTGGGATAGAACATAAAGACCGTTGTTTCTTAGTAGCCGATAGCAGAACTACAGACAATGATGGAAGAATTTACACCCATCCTGAAGTAAAAAAGATTTCAGAAAATGGTTCATTTTTAATTGCTGGTTCTGGTGAAACATTACCTTGTGATATAGCCCAACATGTTTGGGAACCACCAGTTCCTACAAAGCAAGACCGAGAAGATTTATATCATTTTATGATAGTAAAAGCAATGCCATCTCTACGCAAGTGTATGTCAGAGAATGGTTATAACTTTGATGAAGATACTAAAGAAACTCGCTTTCAGTTTATAATGGCTGTTGGTGGAGAGATATTTGATATTGACCAAGAGTTATCAA